ATTAGGTACAACAAATCCTCTGTTATGTGCTTCGTTAATAATAGCTTGTTCTGTTACAGCAACAGCACCCATAGTAGTTTGTAGTAATACTGTATTTTCATGTGCAAGTGTGTTAGCTAAGTCAATAAATTTTAGTTTTTTGTCTAAACTATCTAATAGCATGGTATCTTGTCTATTATATTCAATAAATGTTTTAAAGTCATTGTTATATAATTGATCAAGGGTGCCTTCGTATTGTGTTTTACGGTCGCCTAGTTCATATTCTGCAATAGCATCGAGTCTAAAACTATGTCTTTCTTCATATGTGTACTTTTGATATAGCTGTAAGCTATCTAAATGTACACGTCCTACAAAGTCATATGTTACTGATGCTTTACCGTATTTTTCATATTCACGTCTTTTTGGTAATTGATCGAATAAGCAGAACCTACGTGTATCATCTTTTGATAATACTTTAGTAACACGATTAACTGTATATGGTATATCAAATCCTTCACTATTCCAACCACTTAAAATGTCAGCATCTTCTATTAAATTAAGAAATGTGTCTAATAATTCAGCTTCAGTTTTAAATAAAAACGTATTAGGAAACTCTTTTACTTGTTCTTCTGCTTGCTCCATAGTTAATGTCTTTGGAGGAATAGCTAAACAGATAAGTGTTTCTAACCATTGTAAGTGTACAGCAATCGCAGTAATGGGCATAAACGCATCATCGGGCGATGCATAACCACGTTCTGGATCAAAGTCGACCTCGATATCAAAAAACGCAACGTTTAGTTTAGGCGCGTCGTGGTTAAGATAGTGTTCTGATAAACATGCAAATATTGGATTAATATCTGCTTCAAATGTTTTACTTGTGCTATGTATAGAAAGTTCTTTTCTATACTCTTTTGTATTTCTACAAACAATTTTTGATACGGGGTCTCTGTAGATTGATTGATATTTCCCTTTCGAGTCTTTATAATATAATGTGTGCTTTACGGGAATGTCTTTAAACTCCCGTTCGCCTTTTGAGTTTCTTTCTACAATCTTAATAACATCGTTATTGCGATCAAAGTATCCATCTATATAACTCATCCTGCACTACCTTCACGACCAATGTCGCGATTAGTTGCATGATCGTTAATCCATGACATAAATGCTTCTTCGTTACGTACTTTTGCAACAGCTTCATGACTGTGTACAATAATACTGCATTCGCATCTTGATAAGCATATCTCCGGACGAATACATTCCGTACAGATTTTAAATTCTTCCATATTGTATCTCAGTTTATGTGACTTGTGGCTCACAAATACCCTTTTGCAGTTTATGGCCTGCCTACCGTTCTCAATGTTACTACTTTTTAAATACGTTTTGTAATGTCTAAGATTGCTTCAACTTCTTCCCAATCTTCATTATGATCTGCCCAATTACCTTTATGTGCTATCTTAATAGCTTTATTAATAACTGCAGGTTTGACTTGTAGTTCTTCTGCTACTGCTTTTACAGTATCTTTTAAACCAGCTTGTAAGTCTTCAACTTCACGTAAAACTAAAGAACCTTCGTTGATTAGTTTTTCAAGTTTAGCTTTTTCTTCTGGACCGTATGCTCTACTCATTAGTACTTCTCCTTTGTTTAATTTATGTATATATTATATATTCGTTTGTTCAGTGTGTCAACTGGCTTGGTAAAATGAAGGTAAAAAAAGGCAGACTAGCTGCCTTTTTTAATTGTAACGATTATTGTACGCCGTTTAATCTTGTAGACATATCAGCTACTGCTTTCTGTGCTTCAGGATTTGAACTTTTACCTACATCTGCCATTAATGTTCTAAGTTGAGCCATTAATGCTGCCATTTCTGCATCAGAAGGATCTGCTGCCGGAGTTACAGGTGGAGTTGGAGGTGTTGGAGGAGTTACTGGAGTAGTACCGCCGCCATCGTGATGTGGTTTATGAATATGTGGTTCAGGATTATGTATTGGATCTGGTTTAGGACCTTGTCCACTATGATATGCGTCCCATGCAGCCATACCGCCTGCACCTGCTGCTGCGCCACCTAAGAAGCTAGCAGTTTTTGGGTTTTTGTTAACAATATCGCCTGCACCGTGTGCAATTTTATCTGCTCTAGTCAATGCTGTCGGACCTGCAGAACTTGCTCTAGACAAAGCTGGCTCACCTTTAGCACCACGTACTAAGTTTTTACCTGCGTTCCAAGCACCTTTTCCAATTTTTGCTAATGCATCACCAATGCCTTCGTTAGCTAATTCGTCCATAAATGCAGGATCTAATCCACTTTCAATTAATGATAATCTTGCACCTAATGCTCTAATAGATTCAGCTACAGGTTGCGGAGCTGCATTAGTACCTGGGAATTTAGGATCTGGTTGGAATTTAGGGAACACTCTGTCATATGCCGCTTGTGTTGCTGGACCGTAAATACCGTCGACTTTAAGATGTTCACCGTTAGCATTTAACAATTCTTGCCATTTCATAATTTCAGGATTACCTTGTTTATGTACTGGACCGTGCGGATGTGGTTTAGGATGTGGTTTTGGTCCAGGTGGTGGCATTGGGCCTTGTCCGTTATCACCTGCTAATGCACTATACCCAGCCATGCCTGCAGCTAATCCTGCAATAGCAGCATTTCTTTTACCACCTTTCTCTGCAGCTTTTTCACCTTTGCCTGCAAAATTATAGTTTTTACTTTTGCCAAGTGCATTTACGTCCATACCGCCTTGTGCGTAAGTTGCATCATTAGCTGCGCCTCTTGCACCATATGATGCGTCATTTGCTGCTGTTCTTTCTAATCCGCCTGCTGCGGCACCTGCGTCATTAGCTGCTGCTTTTCCTGCATCTGCTGCAGCATTGCTGCCCCATGCTGGGCCTGCAGCTGGTTTACCTAAATGACTTACATCACCGGCACCTTGTGAAGTTGCACCTTTAAGTGCGCCCCAACCCATAGACGCGTCATTAGCTGCTGCTTTTCCTAACGCGCTTGCATCATTAGCTGCTACTTTGCTAAGTATTTTGCTACCTACTGTACCCCAGTCTTCGGCTACTTGTGGATTGTTAATACGTTCCAATGTATCACGCATAGCTGCAATTGATTCAGCTACTGTTAATTGTTTCATTTCTGTACCTTCTTTAATGCCAAATTTTGCTTGTGCTGCTTTAGTTTTAGGCCCCATAATTCCGTCAACGCCGTCGTGGTTAGGACCGCTTGTACCTAAGTCAGCACCTTTAGCTTTTAATTGTTGTTGCAATGCCATGATATGATTAGTACCAGCATTACCTGCAGGATGCGGACCTACTGGAGTTTGTTGGGTACCTAAAGTATGTGCATTAGCTGCATCGACTGCTTGTCCTGCAATATATCGTTTACCTACTACACCTGCAGCACCTGCAAGACCTTTAGCTGCACCGCCCGGAGTTACAAAACTTCCAGCTAAGTCACCACCACCGTATAACCATGGACTTCTTTCTTCGGCTGCTTTATTAGCAGCAAGTTCCCCTGCTAGTTCGTCTTTATATTTGGTTCCTTTAACTAAACTTTTAACCCCGGCATTAATATTGCTACCAGTACCCCATGTAACACCGTTCCATACACCGCGTCCAAGGTCTCCTGCGTCGCTTGCAAGATCTTCATTTAACTGTTCATAACCGAAGCTGTCAAGTAATGCATTAGCCATACCGTATGATTCTTTAAGTCCAGCAGGTGCATTTGCTAGTCCAGCACTTGCATCTTTCATACTAGTTTGAATGTTGTTTAGTGTATTAGCAATATTTGGAGGAGTAATAGCATTGGCAGCTGCTGCATTTGCACCAGGTGATCCTAAGCTATTAGCTGCTAAGTTTTTATCAGCGCGTTTTTTACGTAATTCTAAAATTTTATTAAACAAGTCCATCATTTGTTTAATTTTATCATGTAACGCATCTGCATCACCTGAAATTTGAGAACTTTGACTAACTAAGTCCGCGTTTGCTTTTTTAAAGGTGTCTTCGTTGTCAAACCAACCTGCCTGCGGCAATCTAGCGTTTTTAGGCAATAGACCAGCTGCTGATAATTTTTGCGCAATTTCAAATGGTACTTCATCGTCTACTTCGCCTTCGTTTGAAATATAATTTCCATTTACTGGATCAACTAATCCTTCTAAACCGTTTTCTTTAGCTAATTGTGCTAATTTTGGTATTCTTACCTTATCATCTTGTTCATACCCTGATGTTACTGCAATGATTGCAGATAGTGTTAACCCTTCAGCCAACATTCCATTATTAATGTTGTCTAGTTTATTCATTAAATCTCTAAAATTCATTAGTCTTCCTCTGGAGGTCCTATTAGTTGCTGATCGCCAACTATCTGATCATAATTGTCCATTGTTAGCACCTCACCTGTGGCACTTAACTTAATTAACATGTCTGCTACATTATGCAAATCCATATCGGTTTGAGCATCTTCTCTAGAATATTCAAATAATCGAATAAGCAACGGAACATCTAATGTAACTACATCTTGAGGATTGTTAAAAGATTCTTGTGGTTCCGTGCCTGGACCGACACCACCGGTAAATCCGGGCGAATGGCCAGGTATTGTATTTTCCATTACTTTGTTTGCAATGTATTGTGCATACTGATTAATTTCTGCTTTCTTTGCATAACGTGCTTGTTCTTGTTCTTCAGATGCTTCAGCCATGTACTGTTTAAGTAACGAAGGTCTTGCTAATGCTGGTTTAGACAGTTCATCTTTAACAGGCGTGGCATAATGTTGCATTGCCAGTTGTACAGGTAATGCAACTTTATGAGGATTTGATCCTTCTGTAACAATTGACATGAATTTCTTCATGTCGTCTGTATTTTCTATAGGAGCAGATGTCTTAACTGAATCCATTGCCTGTAGAATTGCTTTCATATCCATAATTATAAAATTACTCTTGAAGTAAGTTCTCTTAAACGTTGCAATTCGACGGATTCATTCATGCAATCTTTTTCTTTTTCTTTTTTAATTGCATTGTCAACTGCACCTTTGTGTTCTTCTTCACCGGTTTCAATTTTGCCATCTTTGTCATAATCTTTTTTAGCTTTTTTAGCTTCTGCTATTTTCATAAGTTCTTTAGCAGACTTCCATTCTGATTTTGCACGGTTGATTGCAGATTGTTCGTAGATCGAACCACCATAAAAACTTTCTGTTTTAGACTCTTCTGTTTCAGACTTTGCTTTTTTAGGTTTCTTAGGAGCATCAGATGTAGTATCACTTGATTCTTCTTTAGTAGTTTTAGATTTTTCTTTATCTAATTCTTTTTTAAATGCATCACCGTTGCCTTTCTTTTCGTCTTTTTTAGCAAATGGATTATTACCTTTTTTATCAGCAATTGCACTTGGTTTTTTAACTGGTGTAATTTCTTCTTCAAATTCTTCGTCATCAGGGATGCCGTTGTTATTTTTATCTAGACGTTTTGAAGCAGCATGGAATGCTTTAGCTTGACGATTATATTTTTCAACTTTTTGTTTTGTAGCTTCTGGAAGTGGTTTTTCTACCATACCAGTTCCGCCGCATTCACCGCATGTGTGAGCAACGCCTTCTTTAACTGTAGATTTGTCAAGTTTTTCAGCTTGATCGATTTTAAGGGCGGCAAGAGATTTCTTTGCTTCCATTAACGCATTTTTCATTTGTCTTTTTTGACTTTCTGAGTACATATCACTATTCTCTATCTTATCGCCGTATTCGCTAAATTTCATTTCGTATTCTAAATAATGGTAAACTGAAGAAATATAATCTGCAGCTTTAGTAATTTTAGCTTGAACCCATGATTCAAACTGATCTTGATCTTCAATTTTTTTGAACAATTTAACGCTATATTTTGCTAACTTATATAAGTCAGCTTTCATCATTGCACCTTCATCGTCAGCATCGATGTTATGACCGTCATGCTGTAATTCGTCTGATGAGATGTCTAAGTTTGGTTCTGGTAACTCAATCTTTGGTAACTCTACTTCGAGTCCTGCAAATTCCGAAAGGTTTTTTCTATTTTTCATGGTAAACTCCGTTATAGTATATTTAGCCTCTTTTAATAGTTCCGCCGCCAAATAAACTGACATTTAGATCGGCACCATTTTTAGCAGTGCCGTCTGGATTTTTAGGTTGTACTACTTTAGGTTGCGGAGGTGCTTTAGTTCCGCTACCAGTAGCCATGCTACCTGTATATGATTTTTTGCCTCTAGCTTTTCCTGGGCTAATATGTGGATTGGCAACTGTGCCGATGTTTGCAGAACTAGTTGCACCGGCTGATGCAAATTCTACTATAATTTCTCTAATTCTCATAATTTATTACCCCACAATTCAAACCATGCAGGTGTTCCGGGTTTGATATTGTTTTCGCGTTGATATTTACCGCGTTCGTCACTAAACGCTTTTTGTTCAGCTTGGTTAACACGATATTCATGTAATCTAGCTTCAGCACCTAATCCACCTAAATACTGAGCAATTTTTAATTCATGTATTGGATCATCAGATGCGAGAAAACAGTCATCAGGACTGTCTTGTAGTATATTCTCAGATGTTATTCTATACTGTTTCACATTTTAAATCCCATACCTGTTACGTTTTTTATTAGCAACTGGACTAACTTTGTGAACGTCATCTAATTCAGATGACTTTTTAGAAGAACCTAGAGACGAGCTGCTAACACCGATGCTTTTTGCAGCACCATCTAAAATCTCTTGATCGCCATCAGTATATGCAAGGGTAACAAAGTTACCGCCGATCGGTCCTTCTTTATCCATAGATCGACTAGGCGATCCAGCTAATGCTACACCGAATCTATATGCATGATATGGATTGTTATTGTTATCCAATGCAGGCCATGCAGATAAATTTTTTAATGCTTTTCTTGTACCATGATGCAATTTGCTTTCTTGCATAATCGCTGTCATTTCTTCTACGGCAACCTCGAATTCCCGTATGTCTTCGTTTGTATATCGTTTCATTATTCATTCCGTTGTACATTCATTCCCTCCCGTGTAGCTTCGTATAGTGTTTTACCACATACTGTGATATCTTCACTTACACCAGTTATTAGTTGGAAATTAATTTTGTCACCTAGTTTAGCGTACTCACGCGCTAATGTACCGCTAGCGTTATTAGTGTTATCTTTACGATTTCCACTACTAACAAATTTTAATACTACATGTTCCCTACCATTCGGACCGCGGGCATAATCCGATGTGCGAGATGGGCCGCTATTCCAATTGTTAAGTGCAGATTCTAAACTGAGATTACCTGCACCTAATCTATCACTTCCTGCCACAAATGTCATATGTCTGTAACCTCTATCATATAACCAACATGCAGCTTGCCATGGATCTCTAACATATTCAGTTACCATAAAGTTAGAATAATCAGGATGAATCTTTTTAATAAATTCAGTCTTAACATTATATTCTAATGGGTCACTTTTTGGATCATGCTTATTGCTTGCAAATATGTATGCATGTTCTTTTCCGAGTTCTACAGTTTGTTGTATAACGGTTTTATGTCCGACTGTAGGAGGATTCATTCTACCAAAGCAAAAAGTTGCCATTGGCATTTTACTTTTTATTTCAATTTCTTCAACAGATACTTTATATTTAGAAAAATTAGCACGACTAAATTCTAATCGATTAACAATTTTTATTTTATTAGTACCGGCCCCGCAAACATAACCTTCATGACTTATAATACTATTTATTACAGGTTGTACTGCACTGTATAGTTGTTGCTCGTCAATTTGTTGTTTAATATCTAATTTTAAATTAGAAATTGCACTCCATATCTCCCATAGTCCGATAATACCGTTGTAAACATCTTTACGTATTTTCCCATTTGGTAAAAACAATTTAGAATGAGCAGATTGTGTGAGTCGAGGAGTAGTAAATTCGATAAATCGTTTAGCAATGTTAATAGAGAGATCTTCACTATTAATCATACTAGTGATAAATGGCCCCATTGCAGTAATTACACTTTTACATTTTAACTCAGTTAATTTAGCAATAGTAGCATCTACGTCGCTGGAATGTGTAGCAAGTGCAGTTTGTACAGCTTGCAGTAATACGCTGTTTATAACAACATTTGGCTGTTTCATCTCAGTTGCAATAAATGTAATATCCTTACAATCTGAAAATACATCAAAACCAGTAATCGGTTCATCTTCTGCAGTTAATCCGGAAATAAATGTATGTACTGCAATACCACCAATAC